GCAATATCAATTTCCATTTGGTCTAGGCTTACCGCCTGCGTGACCGTTATATAATCTAGCTTGGTGCCATCTGTAGATAAATCGCGACCATCAACAGTTTCAGAACCAGACATAGTAATATTGCCTGTCATTTGTCCACCAGCTTTAGGTAAAGCGTTGTCTGCTGTAACCCCATCAGCTGCTACATCGCGTCCGTCTACTGTACCACCAGATAAGTTTAAATTACCGCTTGCATCCAAGAAAGACGCCTTAGAGGAGGGCTGCGTGACAAATACTGATTTCTCACCAGATGACCAACTAACAGCAGCGTCTCCGTTTGATGACGACAAGATTACTGAACGTGCCAAAGTGGTTCCAGAGGCAGTGTAAGTACCAATACCTACTTCCCAGTCACCAAAGTTGGTAACAGTATAGTAAGTAGTGTTGCCATCACCAATAGCGGAGAACGCTTGAAAACCAACTTCAGCACCTGCTAAAGTGTAAGTTCCAGTACCTGTAGTTGTGGTAGTTTCCTTTACACGGTCTTTAATAACAAGTGCCATAGTTTATTCCTTACGTTGGATCAGGGATGCCAATGTCAAATGTAGCAAGAGTAAATGTGTTACCCGATGTTACTGACTGAGAGGCTGTCAAAGCAGCTGTAGCCAACAAGCGGCTGTTTACAGTGTCTACCAGTGCGTAGTGGGTAACTGTACCTGTACCTGAGATAGTACCATCAGATATAGCTGATACTGCCACCTTACGTCCACCACCAACTCTATCAGTTGGGGCAGCAATGGAAAGTGAGGAGGAGGAACCAAGACTGTAAGTAGAGGTTGCTTGAGTGTAATCAGTAGCCTCAGCGGAGGTTACGTGTACTGCGTTTGCTTCCAAATCGAGGATTGATAGACCCTCATCGAAAACGCGATCATTAAGAAATGCCATTATTAAGTTTCCTGTTCTTCTGTTGTTTCTGTAGCCCCATTAGGGTCATAATTTAATTCGGCAATATCCATAAGGTTTTGGATAACCTCTGGGTGATTACTGACGTTAATATCTGCGCCGTTAAGGTTACGCAGGAACCCTGCAATCTCACGAAGATCATGCGGTGCCACATCGCCAGCTTTAATAGTTGGCATCAGCGAATAGTCCAGACCGTTCAACTGCCACAGTCTTTCGACTAGCTGCTTGTTAAGTACGTCAACGATCTGCTGAACGTAGCTCTCAAGCGCACGGAGGAACAAGTCTGTCTTGCTCTTCGACAAGGCGTAAGAACCGCCCTGACTACCAAGCATTAGGAACTCAGACAAGACGCTCCTAGCAATATCATGCTGATACCGCCTAACAATGGGGTCAATGTCGATGTTCCTAGAACCACTAGAAGACATAAGCTCAACGTCAACCAACCTAATGTTAGTTGGGCTACCATCCTTATCAGGGTAGGTGTCCGATGGGGTAATTATATACCCCTGTTCGTTGAACTTAACGTCACGAAGGATTTGCTCTAGGTTCTGCCTAAAGGCAGCTTGTGAGGGTGTGGCATCAGATGAAAGGTACTCCGAAGGAATACGTGCAACTGGGATACCAGCAAGCTCACGCTCAACTGCGATAGCTTCAATAGCTTGCAGGTTATTTAAATACTCATAAGAAGTATAAGCATTGCGTAGGATAGAACGACCAGAAGGGTCACCATTAATAGATGTGGTGCGGTAGTATAAACTCTTACGACAAGGAATGTAATGGTTGCTTACACCGTAACCTGTGTCTTGGTATATACCTAGTACGTCACCAGTCTTCTGGTTTACATCAAACCTAGAGATCGTCCAAGGCGCGCGCATAGCGATCTTACGAACACCCATACGACCATCAGTGTACTTAGAACGCTTCTTGTCGTCAGTTTGAGTGGGTCCAACACGGCGTTTGTATACAACCTCAAACCAAGCGAAGCCGTAAGATAAGCAGGATAGAGCCTCAGCCACATGATCGTCAAGGCTGTGATCCATATCCTCAAGAACGCTCTGTACATATTCAGCTTCCCGTTTAGCTTTCTCTGTGTCATTAGCGGGGAAGACTTTAAGGTCTACATCCCGAAGTACCTGTTCAGTAGCATACATAACAGCACCAATAGTGCTATCGTTATCACGCATCTCACGGTACTTGCGTATAGCTTTCTTGCCACGTAACTCAGCTAGAAACTCATCTGCACGGATTTGACCGTTATATGTATTGTCACCAGCGACACCTAATATGCCAGTGGATTCCGTTTGAGAGAGTTTCTTCGCCATTTTACTTCAAGCCTTTAGCATTAGAGTACGCCAGCACAAGCTGTGGTTTTGCATACCCATTTAGTGAGAGGTCCGTTATAGCCCATACCATAGCATCAAGACGGTCTGGTGAGCCTGTGGACCCTAAAGGTTCCCACTGTACCATCTGATCCTCTAAGTCGTTTAGTCCCTTAATGTGTTTTACCTTACCCTGTTCATATAGTGCAGAGACAGGTTCAGCCCGTGCCATCTTACCTCTACTAGCGTGTACAAGTTTGACTGGAACGGTTTCATCTTCGGTGTGCAGAGTATGTCGGACCATATCACCACCTTGGTTCTTCTCCGCAACAATGCGGTCTGCCATGTGTTCGTGATATAGCTTGATGGCTTTAGAAGCCCACTGTTGAGGTGTATAACGACCTGTATGGTCTTCTAGGACGTAGGCGATACCATTCACATCAATGCCAGCGACAATAATACCTGTCATATCGCTCTCAGCATTGGCAGTAACGGCAGGGTCAATAGAAACAATTACCCTTGATAACTGAGGAACGGTGTCCTTGTCTATTTCACACTTACTTAGTAATTGCCTATTCCAAAGCGCACCTGACGCTTCGTCTAATACTTCTGCATAAAGTTCTTGTCTACCAAGGCGTGTACCTTCGTAGGTCTTCTTTACTGCCTCAAGAAATGAACCTGCTAAGTTAGCAGAGTTATCAAAGGTAGAACCCTTACTAACAAGAGTATTCTCATCAGAAATAATAGTTCTTAGCAGCTTAGTTGTTTTGGGGGTTGTTGTCACAAAGACTTGTGGCCTACGTCCTAAACGTAGACCAAACATCATCATATCCCAAGTCTCTTGGGCATTACGCCAAGCACAAAGTTCGTCAGTCCAAGCACTAAATGCCTGTGGACCACGAAGTCTCTCTGGGTCTTCCGCTGAGAAGAATACAGCCTTAGCTCCATTATCCCATGTTAATGTATTATTAGTTGGTGACCATACGGGAAAACCTATATGTTTACCACGATATGTTTTATCACCCTTCCAGCAGACATTAAGTAGACCACTGTCACCTTCGACCATAACCCGTCTTACATCACCCTTAGTAGGAGCGACACAATGAACAATCTTATCGCCCTTCTTGATACGATGACGTACCCATTCAGAGCCAGCACGGGTCTTACCCCAGCCACGACCAGCAAGTGCTAACCATACAGACCAGTCACCCTTAGGCTCTAGTTGCTCCGGTCTAGCCCAAAACTCCCAGTTATAAGTTAGCTCTTCTGACTTATCAGGTCCAATGTCACGAAGTATCTGTGCAACCTCAAGGTCCGGTAAAGACCTAAGATCGTCAGCAGTTACACTCATCTTCGATGCAGTTACAGATTTTGATTTCATCGGGATCAATGTTCTTTCCTAGTCGGGCCAGAAGGGTATCAATGGCACTTTCGTCCAAGTCGGGGTCTTCCGTTTGTTCCACTTCATTGAGTGTACTGTTTGGTGACCACCCACCTTTAGAACGTAGATAAAACTCTTGTGACTTAAAGTCACCAGCTAAAGCCTGCTGAACAACGACAGAACCAATAGCCCCTACGATCTCAGCTTTAGTCTCCGCTATCAATCCCCCATACAACTTATAAAACGTAGCTGTACTAGAGGGTGCATTTTGGTATTTCTGTATTGAGGCTAGAATATCTTTAACGGAGACACCATTCCTGATGCCAGCCACTACGTTCTTAGCGACAATCTCACTATAAGGAATAGGCTGAATCGACATAGTAGGTTCTCACTTGAGTAAAAGTTACCCCATCGGCATGACCACATCTCTTTTATGATCTATATGATGGAAAGGTTCGTCATGGTTGGGGAATTTATTTAGGACTACTATAGTATATACTTTAGTCTATATTACTCATTGTATATATATTTATATGTTAAACACCTTTAGTGTGAAACTTTAGTAGTACCTCTTATATATATATAACCCTTAATTATAGATAATAGCAAGCAAGAGTATTAAACTATTTTATACATTGTTGTTATCCCACACTTCTTTTTTTGTCGTGTGACCCTCACTATAGTGGGTAGCGCAGGTCGTTGTCGCTTGTTTGTACTTGGTGTGGTAAGTAATATGCCGCCGTATGTGTGACACATTGACGCACCCTTAACCCCAGTTTATTTTTTTTTATGTCGGAGATATAGGGTGTTGCGGCATGGGAACATGAAAACCTCCAGTGATTCGGAGGGTCCCATTGATATAAGTCAAGCGTATTTCTACATAAGTGATCGAATGTTTCACGACTGTAACAAAACGTGATGAATGGGTTGACTTCCTTAGGTTTTTATTGCGCTCGGAGGGCGAATCGGC